TAGCTATATCAGATTTTTTAGGTTTGAATGCTGATATTCTCCCTAGAAGTCAGATATATTACTCTTATTCTGGTAGAAATGTCTTATCTGTAACTAATGCTAATCCATTAGAGGCTAGAGAGTTTTTATTAATAGCTAAGGGATTAGAGGACAATAATGTCTATATTTCAGCTAGTGATTTATCTGATGAGCAGAAAAAGACTCAACTAGAAAACCCTCAAGCTACATTTGATTTTGCATTCAGTGCTCCACAAGGTAAGGGAAGTGTAGCTCTATGGAGAGCTGCTAGAATGGCTAAGGAATTAGGAATGTCTAATGAGGATATTATTAATCTAGTTTATGAGATTAACTCTTACTGGACTTATCCTATGCCTGAAGCTAGACTACGTAGTACTATCATCTCACAGGTATTGAAATGGAATTAAATGAATTACAAAAGAAAGCCTATGATTTATGCTTAGCTGATAAGCCTAGAGTAGTAGCTATATTAGGTAATGCTGGTTCAGGTAAGAGTTTTCTTATATCTGAACTAGCTAAAGTTTTAAAAGACTGCTTTATTACAGCTACTACTAATAAAGCTAAATCTTTATTAGAGTCCAAGATAGGTAAGAAATGCTATACAACTCATTCTATAGCAGGATTTGTAATGACTAGAAATGGTATTAGTGAATATCTTAGCCAAGTAAGAGAACCATTAGTTAGTGATATTATCATCATAGATGAGTTCTCTATGCTTACTCAGAATGTCCTCAATGCTATTTTGAATGCTCCTTATAGAAAGATTATTCTAGTAGGGGATTTATCTCAGTTACCTGCTATAGGTATTAAAGCTAGTATTCCTAGTAATGCTAGTGTTATTACTCTTATAGAGAATATGAGACAAGTAGATAATCCAGAAGTTCAAGAGTGGCTAGAATCATTAAGGCATTCTATAGCCTCTAGGAAGCTTTGTAATCTATCGGAGAACTTACCTAGTGGTATTATAGCCTATGATGACCATAAAGCATTCTGCATAGCTTATTTGGCTTCTAATAGGCATAAACGAATACTAGCTTATAGCAATAAAGTAGTGGATAGTTATAATGCCAATATTAATAAGGCTAAGTTTAGTGTAGGAGATATGCTAGTAATAGATAAGCCATTAGGTAATGCTAGAAATGGAGATATAGTTGAAATAGTATCTCTAGATGAGTTTCTTGATTATTACTCAATGTTAGTTTCATTTGAGTATAATACTTATCCAATCAAAGTGTATAAGACTAAGACTGCTTTAGAAAACCATATGAAGCAATATAAGACTCCTGAAGCATATTGGCAAGAGATGGATACTATATATCATCCTAAGCAGATATACGCTTCTACAGTACATAAAGCTCAAGGTATGACTATAGAGGAAGTCTTTGTAGATGTTAGAGATATATATCAACAGCTATTTAGAGTACCTTCTAAATATAATCATTACAATAAGCCTATTAGTCTAGAGGAATATCTCAGACTTATCTATGTAGCTATATCCAGAATGTCTTATAAAGCTCATCTATTTATAGGTGAAAAGAGAGATTATAAAACTTTAAAGAAAGGATTGAAATGAATGTTCAAATAACATTAGAACTAGAGGAATTAAAGATTATTCTAGGGATACTAAAGAAAGAGGAATCTGCATTATCTAAACAACTAGAGGATTTAAAAGCTTTCAAGGCTAGTATATCTCCATTGAATCTATCTCCTAATTCGGTTAAGACAGATGAGTTCTTAGGTCAGAAGTTAATAGATGATGCCATAGCTCTAGCAGCTCAACCTGCATTAGATATATCTAGCAGAACTATAGACTATATTATGACTCTAGTAGGTAATAAGTTTGATAAGAAGTTCTTAGAAAAGAGAATTAAAGAACTAGGCTATGAGATAGATGATAGAGGTGTTATATGCAAGAAATGAAATCTATGAATTATCAAGAGAACTATGCTGACTTAATACCTGATAATGCCTTTAGAATATCCCCTAGTATGATATATGGCTTTAATGAAAGAAAGTGGGAATGGTATAGAACTCAAGTTCTAGAGGAATCTGGTGATTTTCTAGGTAATACTTCTACAGTACTCGGAAGTTGTATTCATAGGATAGCAGAAAGGTACATTAAAGCTAGAGACACTAATCTAGATGAGTTAAGAGCTTATGTAGATGATATGTCTATGCTTATTCCTGACTTAGATAAAGAGTTTATTCTAAGTCAATTAGAACCTATGGGTAAAGTACTAATAGAGTATTTAAATCTATTTGGTATTCCTGAGAGAAGTGAGGATAGAATAGCTGTAAAACTAACAGATGATGTCTATGTAGGAGGAACAGCTGATGCTTTAATAGGAGACACTCTAGTAGACTTTAAGACTACTAGTATGTCTAGTCCTAGAGAATATATCCCTAATAACTATAAATGGCAAATGCTTACTTATGCTTGGATATATAGAAAACTAGGTATAGAAGTTAATAACATTAGAGTAGTCTGGATAACTCATAATATAGAGGGTAGAATAAGCGAAAAGACAGGTAAGCCATTAAAAGATTATCCATCTAAGGTAGTTCCTATTACTCAGTCTATTACTGATGATGATATGAGATTTATAGATGATTATATTCATCTAATAGCAGATACTTATCTAATGGGTAAAGCTAAACCTGAATTAGTTTATTTACTCTATGCAGACTATAGACTAAAACCTGATGTAAATATAAACTTTTAAGGAGAGTTAATGAGTGGAATTAAGTTCTTAATATGTGGTTCAGCAGCTAGTGGTAAAACTACTCTAGCTTCTGATATAAAGAATGCTTTAGTAATTAATCTAGATGAAAAACCTTATACTATGCCTAAGACTATCGTAGCTAGTCTCAAAGAGTATAATGGCATTAATGATTTTATGGATTGGTGTAATTCTAAGATAATAGCTTATAAAGAGAAGTTCAAGAAGTTACCTGAATATATAGTCTTTGATACTATCACTAGATTTTATACATCATTAGTGCATTATAACTCTAAGACATTTAGTGGATATCAAAGTCATCAACGCATACTAGAGGATACCTATATCTTTAACAAATATCTTAATACTCTATGCGATAAAGGTATCAATATAGTATGCTTAGCACACACAGTAACAGACAGAGATAGTGGACGAATAACAATACCTGCTCAAGGTAGCTTCAGAGATAATGATGGATGGTTGTCAGTATTCGATGAAGCTATTTATTTAGGGGTTGAGAAAGGTAAGCGTATTGTAGCTATCTCTGATCCGTTAAAGAAGTTTCCTTGCAGACAAGTAGGCTGCAAGAGTGAGGTGATTATGCAGCAGCAAGAGTTTGATATTAATAAATATATTGCTGATATACATAATCGAGTAGTAAATATCGACGAACTATAATGAAAGGAACGATATATGGCATTATTTAGTAAGAGCGATGTAGCAAACATCGATGAAGTAGTAAAGGTTAAGGAGTTTAGTCCTTATATTAATCAAAGCGGTATCTATGATATCACTATTGATGCAGTAGTAGTAAGTAGAAATGCTGACAAAGCTAGAAGTTTGAACTTTCTATATGACTACAATGGTAATAAAGGTATTTTATGGGGATTAAAGCTAGATAAAAATAATGGAGAGCCTATATTTGAAAGGAACATCTTTATTAGACTAGCTACTATTCTAGGAGTAGATTTACTTAAAGTAGATGAAGTAGCAGTAGCTACAGACCAAGACCCTTACTTTACTTATAAGAAACAAGCAGAAGCTGCTAAGCAACTAGTAGCTCCAGAGATTAAAGTTCTACAGGACTTTGAAGGTGCTAAAGTAAAAGTGTGGGTTAGGAGAGAGTTTAATAAGTATAATGGACAGACTAAAAAGAAGTTTGTTATTCAAGACTTCTATACCACTGATGGAGTTCACGCTAGTGAAATGCTAGACAAATCTATTCCTGAGGGTACTCAGTTAGCTAAGGATGAGAAATATGCTCATCAAGATAAGATAGATAAGTCCTTAACTAAAGAGGAAGTAGAAGCTTTCCTAAATGGCTCTAAAGCTCCTGCAACTACTCCTTCTACAGATAAATCTAATTTACCATTCTAATTTATGGTATAATACATTCACTCTTTCATAGAGTAAATAGTCCTTTTCGAGAATCTCTCTAGTTTCCCCTATTCTAGAGAGATTTCTAAATTATGTACTCACTAGAGTATATACTTTAGGGATTAGATTCTCAACTCCTTTTAATTAATTTCACGCTTCTTATTGTCATAAATTACAAAGAGAGTCTAATCCCTTTCATTTATGCTATACTTCTATTTATATTTCACTATGAGGAGATTCTTTATGGTTATTTATAAAGAGGATTTAGCCGCTAATGTTGCTGACAAGCTTAACTTTACTAAAAAAGATGTTAGATTAGTAATTACTGCATTAATCGATGAGATAGGCAAAGGTCTACTCAAAAGAGATAATGTTAAGATAGCTAATCTAGGTACTTTTAGAATTACCGAACGAACTGGTGCAGGTGGTTTTACAGATAAAAAAGACTATAAAATCAATGTTATCAGATTTAGAGCTTGCAAAAGACTTCGTCGTATGGTAAAATAATAGTGTCTTGGTTCTCTAGCAGTAAAAGAATTTTACTCCCTAGCTAGTAACACGTCCTATGGTTCTTTCCAAGATTCCGTAACTTCCTTAATTCCCCCTCTAGGTTTCTATGTTGTTCGTTTCATATTCCTTTACTAGAGGGGTTTTATATTATTTAAAGTAGCTATTAATATATTGTAATGGATTATCTAGATTAATAGGGTCATCTGCTATCTCAGCTATATCATCTATTAAAGGTAGTGTAAATGTATGATAGCCAAATAACTTCTTGCCTAATATCACACTCAATGGACTCTCTATCTTTATACCTGTCATAGCTTGTGTAGCTAGTGATAGCATAGTAGTAGCTAGTTTAGTTCCTAGCAGACCATTAGCTATATAGTTTTGAGCTCTTAGCCAATACTTAGTAAATCTAGCAAAACCTATATCATTAGCATATTTAAGATATGGATGGTCTTGTGTAGAATAGTTAATAAAGGCTTTATCTAGTAAATCCCATATCTCTGTATCTGTCTTGATAGTGCTATCATCTTTACCTTTATTAGCCATTAGATGCTTCCATAGAGAGTATCTAGCTAGTAAGTCAGAGTATTTGATTACTGTACTATAAGCTTTATGTAATTGAGTACCTTCATTGACCATTAGTACATCAAAGGCATCTCTAAATGCTTGAGGTATAGCTAATTTATCAGCAGTCTCTGTAAGTTTCTTATCTATAAAGTCTTTATCCATATCATTCTGAGATGGTAATTCATCAGTAATATCTGATATTAGACCTCTTTTATCAAACTCATAGATAGGGTTATCTTGCATAGCTTTGAGATACACTTCATAACGTCTCTTTAGTCTAAGGTCATTATTACTTAGCTTATAAGCTCTATAGGCTGATAGATAAGCTTCGTTATCTCTATTATATTTATCTATTAGGTCTATCCCTTCTCCAAAGTATTTAGCTGTCTGCATAGGAGTAATACCATAAGATGTTAGAATATATTGATTAGAGGCTATATTGCCTAGAATAACCTCAGGGTTTTTAACTACTAGTTTTTGTCTTACTTGCTTAGCTAATTTGATAATACCAAACTCTACTAGATTAGCTAGATGCTGATGAGCTTTATCTGGAACTATACGTTTAAATGCTTCACTCTCTGTAAGTCTTATATCTCTACTTCCTGCTATAGAGGCTAGTAAATCCTCTCTAATATAGATACCGTGATTCATATCAGGGAATTGCTCATAGATATAAGCTTTAGTACTTTGAGGTAATAAATCCCAAGACTCTTTTAGTTTCTCTAAATCTTTAGGTTTGATTCTAGATTTACCATTACTAGCTCTATTCATAATTTCCATATCCTCAGCACCTAGATAGATGAAATTATCAGTGTTTCTATCTTTTAGCCACATTGAATGCAACTCATTCAAGGCTTTTTTGTTAAAAGAATCACTCTCTGTCTTATCCCAATATCTAGCTACCATAGTAGGGATTACATTAAAGACGTTAGTATCGGTAAACTCTAGTTGTTCTTTAACACTTTGAGGTATCATCATACGATAATCTATTACTGTACCTCTAGCATCATAGATAGGTACAAACTTACCTGTGATCTTACTTTGCTGTATTCTACGTAGTATGTTTTGAATATAAGCATTCTTTTCCTCTAGAGATTTACCCTCTAGTAGATAGTCTACACTAGAGGTAATAGTAAGACCTCTGTTAGAGCCTCCTGTAGTTCTAAAGACACCTCTGTTATATGCAGGTTTAACATTAGTTCTAGATACATACATACCTAGAGCATCTCTATCAGCTCCTATGCCATTGTATTCTTGGACTAGTTCATAGCCTTGTTTTAGCATATCATCTCTGTCTATTAGTCTGGCTATCTGAACATCTACAGCTCTATTAGATATGCTTCTAGTATAGCCTTTGATTTTATTAGATACATCAGAGTTCTGAAGTTTTAGTTCATCCTCTAAGCCTTTAGCATAGACTTTTTGCATAGTAAAGATATTCTCTACTCCATCTTTTTCTGTATTGTATAGATAATTAAAGTCTGCTATAGCATTCTCATCTGTATGTTTTAAAGCTTCTAGAGTAGCTATTTTATCTATTAAATGTATTAGTTCATCTCTATTAGTATCTCTAGGTTCTAATGCTGTTCCTCTTTTAACTCCTTCATAGTTAAGTCCTAGAGCAATATTCTGAGCATTAGTAGCTTGATTAAAGCTATACTCTCCTGTAGCTATAGATTTACCTAATAAAGTAGCTTGATTGACATAGAAGTTATATAGACCTAGATTATATTTGCCATTTTTAAAATAGGCAAACTCATTAAGTCTAATAGAAGCATCTTTAATATCTTTATCTATTTTAGCATCTCTTTCTTGTTTGTTTAAACTAGAGTATTCAGTATAGAACTCTTTAGCTGTAGGGAATACAGAGATTAAGTCATTAGTTAGGGTTACTCTACCCAAAGACTTTGCATTCTCATCTGATATTTCAGTCTTAAAGGCATCTTTTAATTGCTTTTGCAGAGCATTAAAAGTTAGTATTCTGTTCTTATCATTATCTTGACTTTCAGCTATTAGAGTGTTTACTGTTCTTTTATAGTCATCTAATGAAGTCATAGATGAGAATGTCTGAGATATAAATCCTCCCCAACCTAGATTAAAGGCATTACCCATATATTCTCTAGCTTGTTTGCCTAAGACTGGATTCTTTAATGCAAATGGAAGTATCTTGCATAGTGCTATAAGATTCTTAAATCTGCTAGTACTATCAGGTTTATTAGAGGTAAGAAGTTTAATTTTCTTATCGTCTATCCACCTAGATACCATAGTATTGCTAGCTTTATCTAGAGTATTAACTACTTTCTGAAGTAGAGTTTTCTTTCTAGCACTAACATACTCATCATATAGCTTATTATTATTCTTAGCTATAGTTTGTGTTAGTTTATACAAAGCTTCAGCAGCAGTATTAGAAGTTTGAGATATGTCTAGAGGTCTATTCATAATAGCATCTAGAGCATTCTTTACAGCTTGAATAATAGTATCTATGATACCTTCATAAGGCTTAGATACCTCTATAGCTTTGAGTCTAGCAAAGATAGTAGGATTAGATAGTCCTATAGTTATAAACTCATTAGGATTTTCAGACATATAGTCTATATAAGATTTCTGAATTACCTCTAGTTTAAACTCATTAGAACCTTGTATTCCTAACTCATTAGCTAATAGTAATTTATCATCATTAGTTTTGAGAGTTTTCAAGAAAGTATCTCTTAGCTGTTCTACTTTATTCATAGCAGAGATTACTTCCTGATTACCCTCAGATATAGCGTGTTCTATAATAGAGTGAATTAATTCGTGTAGATAAGTCTCTACTATGTTATTACCTGCTGCACTAGTCTTACCTGCATTGAGATATATTCTATCTAAGTCTTTAGTAGGACTGAATGTAAATGTTCCTGAAGTATTACTATTAGCATCTCTAGAGATATATACTTTCAAAGAGTCTTTAAAGAATCTAGCTTGGTCTTTAGGAGCAATGAGATTATTAATCATACTAACACTAAAGTCTATTTGAGCATTAGATATATTATATTCTCTACCTAGTTCTATCATAGCATCAGCTACTGAGGTATTATCACTAGCAGAGTATAAAAGCTCTAGTTGATTAGTAAGTTTATTAATAGCTTCATCACTATCATCTAATGCTGTATCTGGACTACCTTTTGCAATTCTGTCATCTATAGGTGTAGGTGTATCATAAATATCAGAAGCTTGATTTGAATCTATAGTATTCGAAGGTGTTTTCAGATTCTTAATAGCCCCTACTATCTTTTCACTAGATTTCTCAATAGCTTTAGATTGGCTAGCGTTCTCAAGCGATTTAGCATAATCCTCTGGAGTTATGTCTACTCCATCATTATAGCTTTGTATATTCGTATAAATGCTAGCTTCTCTGTAAGTATTTATAAAATCTAGTAGTTCTCCTACATTATTCCATTTAGGTCTTTTCTCTAGACTATTTACGAACTTGCTTTTAAACTCATCGCTATTTAATAACTTAGAAGGTGCTTTAGCATTAAAAGCATCTATAGTAGCAGGAGCTATATTCTGTAAACGCTTATAAATCTCAGCTAGAGAGAATATCCTTTCAGCAGAAGGAGTGTTTAGAAAAGCATCTATGAGCTTATCAGCATTAGCATTAGTAGGATTATGAGTATTACCAGTCTCTAAGAAACTATTAGGATTAGCTACTAGACTAATTACAGTAAAGCCTTTATCTTTAAAGTTATTTAACATAGCTTGAGTTTGAGATTCTTTTCCTTCACTTTTTATCTTATCAGCTATTTCTTTATTCATTCTAATGATATTAGCTGACATAATTAAAGGATTAGAAGTTACTTTACCATCTGCAGATACTTTATGTAGTCCTGTATTGTCTAGAGTTACTTTATCTCCATTAGCATTAGTTAATACGACTATAGGTTCGTTAATACTATTATCTATAGATATATCATAAATATTCTCTTTAGGATTAAACTCATTAGCTATTCGTCTAGCTCTATTACTGTTAATATGAAATCTATTAGTTTCTAGTAATGGATTTACTTTATAAATACCATTCATAGAAGCTCTAGAAGCCCAATAGCTTTGTTCTGTATCCATAAACATAGGAGAGTAAGGAGAATGAACTTTAGAACTATCTATACCTAATTGTGATTGAGGATTAAAGAACTCCTGCATTAAACTATCTAAGAGAGTTTCAATATTAGGTATTTCTCCCATAGAGTTTAATAAATTAGTAGAGTTTAATTTTTTTAAACTTTCAGGATTTAGTTTAGAAACTAGCATCTCTCTAAACTTTTTCATATCTTGATGTATAAAAGGCATTAAATCTATTAGAGTTATAAAGCTTTTTATAGCTTTCTCTCTAACTGCTATAGCTGCACTATTATCACTTTCTAATAGAGAAGGTATATTCAATAAATCCCTAAGGAAGTAAGTTACTTGAAAGTTTATATTACGAGCTGCTGAAGTGAGTTGAGAAGTTTTTGGATATAAACTTCTTTCTAAAGCTTTAGCAGATTCCTCCGCAGAAGGTCTATATTTATAAGCTGTAGTTCCATCTTTATATCTAATAGAAAAGTTATCTACAGTCATACCATATATTCTGATATCATTAGCAGTATTTTCAATATTCTGTCTAGCTATATTAGCTCTACGTTGTAAATCATCTAGATAACTAGACATATCAAAATTATCTCTATGATTAATAGTAGCTAAAGTATCTTTTTCTGTAAGTAAATCTTTAGCCATAGATAAGAGATTGTATCCCCAATTATCAGTTTTATAATGTAGAATTATCTCTCCTAGAGCTTCATTCATCATTTTAGATATTAGTGGATGAAATCTAGGGTCAGTGGTGATAGCATCAAAGTTATTCTCTCCATAGATAATACCTCCATCTATGAGTTTCTTTTGAACTCTAGCCATAATCCTAGCATCGATAGATTGACCTAGATTAGTAAGTACTGCTTTGTCAGTAAAAACTAGATATACATCATTACCTTTAGCTTTAGTAGCTAGTGAGGTATAGCCATTAGAACCTGACTTAGTAGATACTTTAGAGAAAAAGGACATTAAAGTAGCTTCATTAATATCAGCATCATCCCCTATGAAAGACTTAATAAAGATACCTGCAAAGTTTCTAGTTCTTTCATTCTTAAGAAGTTTCTTAATAGCTTTAGAGAAATCCTCTTTGTATATATCAGAGATTTTAAAACCATATAGAAGCTTACCATTATCATCAGTAAAGTTACCTAAGACATCTTTTATATCTAGATTTAACTCATTGGCTAAAGCTCCACAAAATAATTGAAAATAGGATTTAGCTATATCTAGATAAGTATTAGATAACTCAGTCTGATAAGGAAGTATGTCGTTTAATGCAGTTCCTACAGTACTTTCCATAAGCTCACCTACATTCTTTAATGCTAAGTTTAATTTAGCAGTATTGAATGCAGTTCTGGTAGTATCTATATACTCACTCAAATCATTAAAGTTCTCTATACCTAGTATAGTAAGAACTGCTATTTCATTATCATTGAATATATTAGTCATATTAGAATATTTACTACTATGTAAATGCTCACCACTAGTATAAGCCTTATCTAGTATTTTAAGAAGTGAATCCTCAAAGAAAGAGAATACAAATCCACTAGCATTATTCTTTAAACCACTACCATAGTTAAATAACTGTAATATTGGCTTAGAGATACTTCTAAGGTCTTTAATCATAGCAGGCATAATATCTGTAAGCTTTTGATTCAAGATAATATTAGGGTCTTTAATAGAGTTAATAGCCTTAGTAAGCATTAGTCTAACTATAGATTCCATAACTTTCATTATCTTTGGACTGGTATCTTTATTAGATAATCTAAACTTATCTAGAGCTATATTAACTAACTTATCTAAGAAAGCTTTTCTTACTTGAACTATATCATTAGGGTTAGCTATTTCTTTACTAGTTAATATTACGTTATTTAACTCATTCTTATACATAGCTCTAAAGACACTCTCTCCAGTAGCCTTATATACGTCTTGTAATAGCATATTAGGTAGTATTTTGCCTAGAGATACTCCAGCTGCTCTAGCAACTTTAGTAGTGTATATATTCATACTTTCTACAGCTTGTCTAGCTACAGGTCCAAAGGATTGACCATCTATCTCTATATTAGATAATGCTTTACAAGCCTCATTAAATTCATCAAAGGTCATATTCTCTTTATATAATCTAGCTGCTTTAATTAAAGATAATTTATTAGAAGTAGTAAGAATACCTTTCTCTCCTAGATAGTTTTCAACTACACCATCTTTAGTTAGTTTCTCTAAGACCTCTAGGTCAGTATTAGTATCATCTATATATTTCTCTTTAAGCTCTTTCATCTTAGCTTTTACTTCAATTAGATTATTTTGAACTTTTTTCTCAAAGACTTGATTAATACTAGATTCTATAAGAGCTTTATCTTTTTCAAACTCAGCTTGTAAAGCTGCAAATTGTGTATTATATTCATCCTCTGATAGTCCTTGATTTTTTAACTTTTTAGTATCATCTTTAAAATCTTGAACTAGTTTATAGAACTTCTTGTCCTTCTCAAGAGTAGTTTCATCATCAAACTTTACATATTCAGAGTATTCAGTAGCTAAGCCATAGTTCTCTAAGAGTTGCTGAGAGTAGTCTTTATGATTACCCATCATATTGAATAGTTCATTATTAGTATCATTGCTTAGACCATACATAGTTTTAACTAATTCATCAGCTTTAGCTTCATCCTGGATTTTCTTATATAGAGCTCTTAGCTTCTTATTAACTTGCTGATTCATAATACCTACTACACTCATACGTTCATTAACACTAGCATTCCATATAGTGTATTCAGGTAAGTTTTCTTGTACACTATCAGAATTAAACTTAACTAATACTTGTCTATAACTTTCAATAGTATTTAATATCTTAGGTAAAGTCTCATCTAGATATAAAGCTCTAGCTGGATTATTGCTAGCATAATCTTTAGTCTCAAATCCTTCTAAGACTTTATTTACCCAGGTTTTAATATCATCTTTAGGTATTTTAATTTGTTCTGCAAATTGAGCTAACTTATCTCCAAGACTTTTGTCTATAGTTAAAGCTATCATATCGTCTTTTAATTCTTGTTTTAATTCACTAGCAAAAATCTCAGGATTTTTCCAAGCTTTTATAGAATCAGTCATTCTATCTTTATCAAAGTATCTAGGTGCTAGGGCATTAGCTACTATAGCTTCTTGCTGGTCTCTAGCAGCATATTCTTTTAATGGAGCGTGATTAATATTAAATTGAGTCTTTAAGATAGCATCAGAGAAGTAATTTACTCCTTGTACTTTACTTTCAAATACTTGTTCTCTTATAAGCTTATCTACTTGAGAGTCTATAGTATTAAATATATTTTTATCTAAAAAGAAGTTCTTTTTATTATCATCTCTAAGTATTCCAGACTTTTTATCTAGATTTATCAATACTCCTTCAATCATAGCTTGATTAAACATAGCTAGTTGATTTCTAATAGCTGTGAGTTCACTGATAGTTCTATGATTATTAGGAGTAAGTCCTAAGATATTAATAATATTATCAGTAGTTCTTAGAGCTTGGTATGCAGCTGAAACAGTAGAGTTTTCTCTATATTTAGCTATCTTAGAAGCTAAACTTTCAGCTGAACCTAGAGTAACAGGAGATGGATTAGCTCCTTTAGTCAAAGTCTCCATTAGACTCATAAACATAGCTCTAGCATAAGGTTCTTTAACGCTATTTATAGAACCATCTTTATTGAATATAAAGACATCATTAAATAGACCTTTAGGCATCTTTTCAAAGTTTTTAACATTATTAATAAGGGAAGCATTCAATCTATCTCTAAAATCACTATAACTTAAATCACCTAGTTTAAGAGAGTCTATAGAAGTATTCTTTCCATCAGTAAAGTACTTAAAGCCTTTAGCTTCTAGAGGATTAAAATCATAAGCATAGCCTATGAGATTTCTATCAAAGTCTAGAGTATCTGATTTGTTTAAGTCTAACTTAGAGTCATCTAGTAAATCCATAAGTGAGTTATTACTTAGTTTAAATCCTTTAGCTAACTCTTTAGAAGCTGCTATAGACATAAGAGATTGCATATTGCTTATAATACTAACTGGAGAGAAGTCATCTAATAGAGGCTTAGTCATAGTCTCTATTTCTTTTAGAGTTATTTTAGGCAAATCTCTAGCTTCTCTTGTTTTATTTACTTCCTCTAGTTTGGAATTAAATTGCTGTTCTGTATATTCTATGCTCTTATTAAAGCCATAGAAGTTTCTAAGCATTACTTTAAACTTATCAGACCATTGAGAGTATCCCTGCATACGAACTTTATTAAACTCACTTTGGCTTAATCTACCAAGTTTTTTTCTTACAGTCTCTTGCTCTATGTATTTCATAGCTAGCATTAGTCTAGCTATCTCATCAGGATTATCTGATAGTAGATAAGCCATTTGAGCTTTAGCTATCTCAAAGTCTCTTTTATACCATTCATATATATCTCTTAATTTGACTATAATAGAAGGGCTATCTAATACTTGCATATCAGCTAATTCAGGAATAAGAGTCTTAAATCTATCAGCTATTGCTGGAACAGGATTTTTTAGTATAGTCCTTAATGCTAGCATTCTCTTTTGAGATAGAGCCATACTCTGAATAGAGTTATTCATAAAGGCTTGAATGTTTTTATTAACATCAGCTTTAGTGATTCGTCTATATTGGTCTTTTACTATATTACCTTGATTATCTTTAACAGGTACAACGTATAAAGACAAGTCTCTTAGAGCATTGTCTTTTTCCTCTTGAGTAGCTGTATCACTATCTAGTAGTTTTTTATAGTTATTCTTTAATACTTCTATCTGCTCATCTGTCTTAATAGATGCTGTATCATATTGTCTTAGTAGATTGAATAAATATCCTTCATCTATAGCTTTAGGGTCTAGTAAAGTACCTAGAGTAGTATTACTAAAAGCTTCTCTAACTCCAGTGAATATCTCTAAAGCCTTAGATAACAGATTAGAGTCATTAATAATAGCATTCTGTAATAGAGCTAAAGAGGTATCCTCAGATTGGTCAAAACTAATAGTTCCATTATTATTGTCTATTTTAGCTATTAGATAATACTGTTCCCCATTACTATACTTGCTATTATAAGCATTTATATCCTCAGTAGTAACTTGCCCTTTTTTACTAAGTGAAAAAGGTTTTTTAGGTACTAGTTTTAAATCTAGGTTTTTACTTAACTCCGCAGGACTAAGGTCATTAAGTAACTTAGTTCCTTTAGGATTTTTATAAGGTATCTCTATTACTACAGCTGAGAAACCTTCAGTACCAAGAATATATTGTTCATTAATTATATCCTCTACACTTTTGGATATTTGCTCATCAGTCTTATTTTCTGACTGATTTTCTAGTTTTCTCTTTAAGTCTTTTTTTAAGTCATTTAATAGACCTGTTTTATTACGAACTGAATTAATAGCTGAAACTTTAGAATTAACTCTAACAGTAAGTTCTTTTAACTGACTCATTAGATATTTATAAGCCTTAGCTTTTTCAGCTCTAGTAAGCATAATATCGTGCATAACTGCATTTAGCTTATTGACTATTCTAGCAGCAGTAGAGGCTATATCAGAGGATACATCCTCCATATTAATAGCTTGATTCTTTCTCATAACTTTGATATTAACACTGCTAGCTTGGGCTATATCAGCTACACCTAAAGCAGTCATAACAAACTCAGAAGTCTTTGTATCTAGAGCATCATTCTGTGAATGAAAGACTTTATTAATAGCTTGAGAACCTTGGTCTTTAAACTTAGGATTAGTAGATAATTCATCAGTAGCAGGAGTAGTTTTTTCTAGTTCTACTTTAGCATATTTATCTACTTCATCTAGTAGTTTCTCTGCACTACCTAGACTAACTACTTGATTCTCTTTATTCTTGATAACTCCATCTTTAATTAATTGCTTTAGCCCTTCTAAGACTTGTCTATCATTACCTTCTAGCTTATCTACTTCTCCTTTACCTATAGCTGTACCTATATTATGCAAAGACTTAAGAAGTGAGTTATTACTTTCAGAAGCGATATCCTCCTCTTTAGTAGCTATATTATTACTATTAGCATTAGTAAGTAAGAAGCTTAATTCATTTAAACCATAGTAAGCATCAGTACTAGTAATTTTCTTATTTGTATCAGCATTATAATTAAAGGCTTTATTTAAGCTCTTAGCTCTTTCAGCAAAGTCTGATAAGTCTAAATCTCCAGTATCTGTAAGTTTATGTTCTACATTAAGCTTTACAGGATTCTCATCAGTAGAGAATGATGGAGTATATACTCTACCTGTAATATTCTCAGGTTTAGTTTTTACAGCCTTATTATTTAATACATCTAATACTAAGGCTTTCTGTTCATTAGTAAGCTCTTTAAAGCTATCTTTGTCTAATTTATCTAGAGTAGGTATAAAATCTTGTATCTCTGTAAGTTTATTAGTAGGTATATTCCAATCTTTAGCTATATTCGTAACTTTATAATTATCAGCAAGAGTATCTTGTAATTGTAGATTAAGATTACCATATCTAGCTATAGTTTCATCATTAGCTCCCATATCTGTTAGTTCATCAGCAGTATAATCTACATTACTTCTAGATACAGCAGTATTTACTACAGCATCTCTTACTTCTGGTCTTTGCTCTGGAGTATATTTATACTCTTGCATTAAATCATCAGTATGTCTATCTATATCTACTTTAGTTTTAGGTTTATCATTATCAAAGAAATCTTGATTTTTCTTAGCTTGTCTTATTTGAGCTTCTGATGCTGTTTTCTTGATAGTATTATTATTTAGATTAGTATTTAGACTATCCTCAATTACTTTAGCTGGACTAGCAGTATTTGCTATAACAGAGCCATCATTATTATGAGAAGCTTCATAAGTAGTCTTAGCAGTAGTAGCTTCTACTTTCTCATCTGCTTTAGCTTCTTTATGCTCTAGCCATTTATCTTTTAATGAAGTAGCTAGAGGTTTAATACCTTTATCATAGACATTTCTTACTAGATGGCTTCCAGTACTTAAAGTACCTGTAGTTCCTCCAGTAAGACCTCCTATTAATCCTGCTTCTTTAGCTTGCTCTAATGTCTGAGGATTTAATATCTCTTGTAGATTAAAGCCTTTCTGTTGTAATTGCTCTGAGTATTCTTGTAAGAACTCAGCAGTTCCTTCATTAGCAAAACCATATAAACCTCTTTTACCTGCTACTTTAGCAGTACTTTTTAAAGTCTTAGAAGCTAGACCAAACATTTTAGTAGTTATATCTCTAACTTCTTTTAGTGGCTTATCCTTAAGTCTAGTAGCTAATTCAGATGCTCTTTCTTTCATAGTTTTAGAAGCTGCTTCTTTAGTAGCTTGTTTAGTAGCAGCTATAGCAGTATCATCTACACCTGTAAGGAACTTCTTAGTAGTACTAAATATATCTTTAAGTCCTGCTCCTTTAAAAGCTCCTTCTAGTAAGTTAGTAGCTTCTAGAGTGTTTAGAGCTGAATAGACATATGCTAGTGGCATATTAGAGATAAAATCTCCACTATCCACTACTTGAACCAAATCTCTTTCATCTATACCTAATCTATTAGCCATAGCTTGTCTAGCATTTCTTTCAGCTACTACTACAGCAGTAGGAGTAAGAGTTCTAAAGACATTAGCTAATGAGCTATATCGTTTACTATTAGCTTGAAACTCTGCTGCAAACTCTTTACCTAATAGCTCTTTACCTTTATCAGAGATAGTTTGAGTAGAAGGGTCTATGTGATATTTCTCCATAGTATCAGCTAGTTTCTTATTAGCTTCCTCTACTTTAGATATAGCATTAGTCTGTAAAGCTTTATTAGCTGCATATTCACTTCTAAATGCTGCTGCATTAGCTTCTTTAAAGCCGTTATCTTTTAAAGACTCTTTATAAGCTGATAGCATTCTAGCTTTTTCAGCTTCTGTAGCTTTAGCATAAGCTTTAATTAGATTATTATTCTCTGCACTAGCTAGCTTTATATCTCTATTCTTTCTTAGAGCTTGAAGTTTTTCTAGTTTCTCTTTTCTAGTTAAAGTTGTAGATTCTTTAATAGCTCTGAAGTCTTGATTAAACTTATCTTGCATAGCTTTAAAGAGTTCATTTCTCTTAGGAACTTCAGCAGTTACTTTATCAGTCATAGCTTTAGGAGCTGTAGATTTGAGTTTCTCAATAGCTTCTGTAGTAGTTCTAGTAGCATTGACTAAATCTTGTCCAGCAGCTTTCATAGCTATTTTTTCACCATATTTAGCAGCAGCTTTTTCTGTAGCTTTATTTACTAGTCCTCCAGGAACTAAAGCACTAGCTACTTCAGGAGCTGAACCTGCTATAAATTGTCCTGAAGCCCCTAGTAAGTCCCCTCCTATATTTTTAACAGTAGATAATGCTCCATTAGAAGCATCATAATCAGCTTTCATTAAGTCAGTAGTAAATCTATTAACTGCATTTCTATCTTTAGCAGCTTTACCCGAATCTCTAATAGCTCCAGCTAGTAAATCATCTATAGGATGACCTGTAGATTTACCTGCTTGTCTCTGTTTATTTAGTTCATAATCTTCTTGTAAAACTTCTGTAGCTATATCAGATACAGGTTTGTTCCAGTTCTTAGCTTTTCTAACAGCTAGCTTAGCTAAATCACTAGCTCCTTCACTAGCTAGTTGTCCTACACCTAGAGTATCTCTATAAAACTCTCCCCATTGGTCAGCTATATTAGCAGTAATAGAATAGTCAGGATTTTTCTCTAGAGGATTACCTGTCTCAAAGGTAGTAGAAGTGAAAGCAGGATTAATCTCTTTCATATAGTTGTTATATGAAGCTAATGAAGCTAAATCAGTAGTAAGATTTTCTTTATCTCTGTTGAGAGCTTCTCTTTGCTGTTCTATTTTAAATCTATCATTCAAGTCATTGATAATAGTTAGACCTCTAGCTGCTTTAAGGCTATCATCTGTAGCCTTTATTTCAGCTAGTTGCATAGCTTGTTTATAAGGGTCAGCTGTCATCTTTCTAACATATGCAGCTCTTTCCTCTGGAGACATAGAATAACTACTTTTGCTTCCATAACCTATATCAGCTAAAGCTTGAGGACTTAAAGCATCTAGTAGCTTTAGTTTATTCATATGGTCAGCATTGTCTAAATCTTGTTTATTCTTTTGAGAGATTAAGTCTAGTCTTTGCTCATTTAATTCTAGTTGCTGATATTGAGGAGCATATGTAGTATCTGCTGCTATTCTAGCTGCTGCATCATCCTCTGGAGTAGAAGGGAATCCTTGACGTTGTAGAATGTCTTTAACAACCTCTGTAGCTCTTTCAGCCTTAACTTGATTAGCTGGCTTGAATATAGGGGCATAATTAGTATTAAAGAAGTTTCTAACTGTAGAGTTCTCTAACTCTTGAGGTACTCCTCCATTTTGCTTAAAAGCATCAGAGAGAGTATTCATTAAAGAGATACTGCTAGATTTATCTTTAGAAGTAGGTTTGCTGTATTCCTGTTGATTTTCATCATTTTCATTATACATACTGCTATCCTTAAACTGGTTTAAGTTTAGCAGTATTATAGTGAAAGAGATGTAATTTAGAAAGTGTCAGAGTAATCTAGAGTATTCTAATACCTATCGTATTGGTCTGAACCAAAGATTGCTCTATAATCTGTATCATCTCCAGATTCAGCTAGAGCATTCATTAATTCCTCATTAGAAGCTAAAGCTGCTTTCATATCATCTGGTGTCTGAGCTGGAATGTATCTTTTCTGATGAGTAGATTTAGCAAAAGCTTCTTTAGAGTATTTGTCAGATAATCCTCTAAGAAAACTCTCTAATTTATAGCCTAGTTGATTAGGAACTAGAGCTAAATGCTTAGATGAGTTATCTACAGGTACTCCGTGTTCACTAGCAAACTTTCTATTCTCAGGTGTATCCATCTTAAATCTATTAACGTTAAAGTTACCTTTATCATCTAAATATATAGGTATCATACCTTCATTTCTAGAGCCTTTCTTACTAAATAGAAAACCATCTCTACTAGCTGAGTAAGCTTCTACTTCTTTATATACTTTAGGTAATAGCTTAACTAGCTCTTGAGCTTTAGCATCTTTAAAAATACCTAGCTTACCAGAAGCTAGAGCTTCAGTAGGTGTTTTATCTCCAGTCATTACTCTATATAACATATCCATAGCATCAGCATTCATACCATCAGCATCCTCTAAACCTAAAGTATGTAGAGTCATACCAGCTAGAATTATCTTTTCATTATTACCTTCAGCTAAGTCTTTTTGGACTAAAGAAGTATATTTCTTAATATTACTTCCTTCATCTTTTATAATTGGCATATCTTTAGTAGTTTGAATTATCTTATTAGCACCAGATATAGCAGAGTCAGTTAAAAAATCCTCAGTCTGAACCATCTTAGCATAGTTTCTTTCCTCTTTAGTCATTTTTTCAGGATTCCCTTCTGCTACTCCACCACTATCGTCTATTTTAATATTTGGATGATTCTTTCCTATAGTATATTCTTGTCCTGATTGTTGATAGAATTTGGTTAAATCATCAGCAGCATTCTGAGCTTTCTCTACATTAGTTATATCAGTATGACCTACATTAGCTAGTCTATTAGACATATTAGGTGGATAAGCTATACTATCCTCTAGAGGGTTTCCATTATTATCATATTGAACTATAGGTAAACCAGTTATACTAGCTATACTATCTAAATTACCTTTATCTGTAATATCTTTAGATACGTGTATATTACTTCCATATAATGCAGGTTTATTCCCTATATTCTGATTAACATAATCCTCATAAGTCTGTAGAGGTTCTTTACCATAAGACATTTGACCTTTAGTAGTAATAGCATCTATCATAGATGACCTACCTATACCTACATTAGCTTTCATTTGCTCAGCTTGATTTAATCCATCAGGAGTATTATCAAATACTGCTAAATGGTCTCCTAGATTCACTATAACTTTATTACCTTCAGATTTATCACCTTCTGGTACAAATAAACTCTCTCCTTTAAGTTTACTAGTCTGTTGAATAGCATTACTTAGTTGATTACCAGCTACATCATTCATAGGTAAACCAGTCTCAGGATTCTTTTCTGTGTCTACTCCTAAAGAGTTATTAAAACTAACAGCTTTAGACTGATTTGTAGATAGTGCTTTAGAATCCATTTCCTTAGCGTCTAAGCCATTCTGAGAGTAAGAAGGTATGTTAGTACTATCTGTACCTCTCTCGCTTGCTGTAGGCTCTGGATTTAATCCTAAAGCTTGTCTAAATTGATTGATAGGATTCATAGCATTCTGTTGAAACTTAGCAAAATCAGGATTATCATCTATCGCTCTAGGGTCTCTGAAATATGACATCTGTCCTGCTGACTTTTTATCTATATATGGATTAATACTTCTTTGTCTAAAATCACTAACCCAGTTATTACCATCAAACATAGCTATATGCCCATCAGGATGCTTATCTGTCTTACCGAATACTACAATATCTCCTTTAAGAGGATTTTGTGAGTAAGCATTATCTATACGTTGAAATCCCATATCCTCTAATAGACCATTATCAGCATACATATAAGCACTAGTCCTATCTTTACCTGTAGGAAGTCTATATCCAGCTCTTTCTAGATTTTCTCTTACTGAAGTAGCGCATTTACCACTAGAAGTAGTAGTTTGTATTCTACTTAATCCATCAGCTGCTCTACCTGCCGCACTAATACCATTCAATCTAGGACTAGCTGAAGCATTCTGTGTAGCAGTATCATTACCTGTAGGAGCTAAAGCATTATTCATTTGCTGATTAGCCGGATTATTGCCTGACATCATTGCATTTATCTTATCAAAGTCAATACTTCCATCAGTTGTTCTAATTAAAGAGTTAGTTCCTAAATTACCAGGATATCCTCCTTTAACTGTAAGACTAGTACTAGTAGCTGTTGTAGGATTACCATTAGAATCTCCTCTTAGTCTGGCTAGTTCAATATCTCTTTCAGCTAGACCTCTTTTAGCATTTTCTCGATTAATAAGAATAGCATCTATAGCTGGAGTATGTCCATATGTATTAGCATAATCAGCTACTTCATTAAAATCTCTATTTGTATTTCTAATACTTTGAAAGTTCTTTGTAGCTTCATTTAATTTAGTTCTAGCATATAGTCCAATATTAGGATTTAATGCAGCATTCTCTAATCCTATAGCTTTTACTAGTTGGTCTGCTGCTAGATTTTGTTCATATTGATATGCTGCTTCACTAGCTGCCGTATTTGCTGCTAGTAAATTAGCAGGAGCTAAGTCATTCTCTCTAGTATTCTCATCTGCTATAGCTGCACCTTGTAAAGCCTGTAGCATAGTCCTAGTAAAATCTGTTCCTTTGACATCAGTCTGATTTATTTGAGTATTAACAGCAGGCCCTAGTAAAGCATTAGTTCCACCTATGTTTAAATCTGCCATATTAGACTCCTTAGATTACTTGTCCATTAGTAAAGTAATTAGCTGTAGTATTAGCTCTATTTCTAGCTGACCTATCTCTTTCTTGCCATTTGAAAGTATCCTCTCTCTGTCTTTCAGCTAGACCATATTTAGCTTGTTTCATATTTTGCTTATAAGCATTCCAAGCTGTATACATATCCATAGTAGGAGCTAAGACTTTATTCATTAATCCTCCCCCACTAGGTTGTGTAGCTTGCTGAGTTAGTCCTTGAGCTACATTAGTTCCATTAGCAGCTACTTGATTACCAGCATTAGCAGCTTGAGCTAGACTAGCAGCTAAACCAGCATTATTAGCAGTTCCTGCTGCTGTAGAACCTAGATTCAATAAACCCTGCAATGCTTGATTATTAACTTGATTAGCTGCTGTAGTTCCTACTTGATTAGCCGCATTACCGAAAGTTCCTGCACCAAATAATAAATTACCAACTGATTGTAATCCATTTAAGAAATTATCCCAAAACATAAGTATTCTCCTTATTTAAATCTATCAAATGTCTCACTCATTATAGGCTGTTCAGCTGAGTGATATGATATTTGCTCTACCGTATTATAGTCATACATTAGACCACCATAAGCTATAAAGTAATATAAATCTAGCTGTTCGTCAATACTCTTAGGTATATCATAGTCTGCTAGATTTACTTCATCTAAGCTTTCTTGAAACTCTCTGTCATTCTTTATTCTATCCCTTTCCTCTTGTTCTTTCTGTTGTCTTTCTAATTTAGCTTGAGCTTTACTTTGAGTAGCTAGTTTATAGGCATTATTGGCTGTAGAATAAACTAATGAAGCTGTAGATAAAACACTCTTAGCTGTCTCTAGTCCTACACTAGCTCCAGCTGCTATATTAGCTGCTGTTGTTGCTTGTATCATACCATAACCTCCCCATAAAGAGAAAGCCATACCTAGATAGGATAGAAAAGCTTTACCATAAGCTGCTCCAAGCATTGAGAGACCTATACCTAATACTACTTTACCCCAAGTCATTAAAGGTATACCAAAACCTGTCCAAGATGTTAATGCTCCAACTACTATTAAGACTATACCTACTACAGTAACTACTATACCTATGACTTTAAACAAAGTAGTAGCTTTTTTAACTTGAAACTCTATTCTGAATCCTAAGAATAATATACTAGTTAATACTGCTTCTTGAACATATAGAGGAACTCTTATCCACATTCTCCAAGGCATAGGAGGAGTAAAACTAGGTTCTACTATACCTTTAAACTCCCAAGAATTATAATTAAGCCATTTCTCATCACTACCTTCAATAACTACTCCATTTACTCTATACTTATAGATATAGTCTATTCTAATTATTTCTACATAGCTAAATCTAGTCTCTACACTTCCTCCGAAATTATGACTAGTAAAGAATATAGTCTTTTTATCGTGTCCATTAGATTCCATATATTCTAGTAAAGCAGGTTGTCCATTATAAAGTTCAAATATATTGATATTATTAAGATAACTAACCCAATAAGTAGATTCAGTATAGTTCTTAGGTAAAGAATTAGCTATAAGACCTTCTTTCTTATCTCCATAGTTTATTACTCCAGTAGTATTACTAGTTATATCTATATATCTAGTCTTTCTAATAACTTTTTCTCTATATCTGATATTTATATCAGTCATAGGAATAATAGTGTTTCCTTTTCTATCTTTAATACCAACTCTAGTTTTAGTAAATGCAATAATATTAGCTTTATCAGCTTCTGATAGTTCTACTCCATTAGATAACCATTTAAAAGTAATAGAGTTGTTACCAAGCATTTCAGTACATCTAGTAGTCTGATTATTTATATAAGATTCGAAGTTATTTACTGAACTAGCTAATATAGGATAAGGCATATGAAAAGTCTTATCTCTATTACCTCCACTATCATATGCATAAAGACCTGTATAGTGTCCTGTTACAAAGCTATTATTCTTATCCCACATATATTCTAAGATTTCTCTTTTATAGTTATTTCCAGCAGGAATAGTAATAGCTTGATTATATGTAGCATTACCATTAAGAGGTGTCTTAGGAGATTCTTTATATTCCCCTAAATTTATACTAGGAGTTACTGAATAGTCATCATCGTCATCATCATCGTGATGTCTCCTAAAATGTCTCTTATATCCTGAACTACCCCATATAATTTTAGGTATCTTAGAATACTTAGCTATTCTAATAGTCCAATCTGTTGATTTACCATCATTAAAATTATAATTTCCATACCAATAAGTTAAATCTAGAATATATTGAGTAATAGTATTAAACTTTCTAGTCTGACTAGTTCCATCATCCTCTATATAATTAGGAACAAAGCAATAAAGACATAGGTGATTAGGATTATCTAATTCCTCTCCTAGAAAGCATAATCTAGATGGTAGAGTATTTCTAGATATAATTTTCTTTACTCCTCTAAGTCTATAAGCACAAGGACTAACTTCCCATCTATCTGCATAGTTACCTGATAGATAATATACTTGTCCTGAATTGTTCTTAAAGGACTTATTAAAGCAACTAAACTCTTTATCAAAGAACTTAAACATAGTCTGTAGATACTTAATATAATACTTATCCTCTCTAGTAGAAGCTTTCAGATAGGGTTGAAAGTTAATACAAGAAGTTACCCAAGCATCTTTTATATCATTATCTTTATTATTTCTAAGGGCTTCATAGAGTAGTGGCTTATACTTCTTAGGTATTCTACGATAGTTCTTATTCTTACGTTTAGTCTTTTGTAGATTAATATCACCTCTTTTACCTCCAGCTAATCCACCATTTGCTAATACTCTAACAGCAGCAGTCAATACAGTAGGTTTAGAGCCATTTGTATTGACAGAGGATATATCCCTAAGGGTATAGATAGAACGTTTACCAGAAGTGTTGTAATAAGCTATAAAGTACCATTCTAATTTATCAGTTATAGAGTCTAGTAGAAATAGTCTCTTATCTATCCACATATCAGTAATTAATACTTCAATGATATTCTCGTGATAAGATATAGTCTTATCCTCATATTTTTTCTTTACAGGATTCCATACTTTAGTAGTTTGAGTTACTGTTCTAGTATGGTCTTTCCAAGTAAACTTAGATACTATTTCTACTTTTACTTCATTAGGTCTAGTTTCATACTTAGGGTCATTAGATTGTATCTCTATGCTAGTTCTTTCCTCCTCTATGACATTATTAGTATTATCATAAGGGTCTAAATGAAAAGTAGCTTTGAAGTTATCATATACAGCTTTCTTTACTATTTCGTCTAATTTAGTACTAGGATTAAAATAGAAGTCAAAGTCTGAATAATTACGTCTAGATGGAATAGGATATCTGAATACTACGGGAAGCGAAGTATCAGTATAGATATTACTAGTTTCCTGATGAGTTATAGGGTCAGTAATGACTTCAGTAACTTGTATAGATATGATAGTATCCTCTACTAAAGTTTTATCTAGAGGAATAGACACTTTACCATCTATAGGACAAGTAGTTAATATAGTCTCTTTTAATTTCTTATCTGAGTCATAGACATAATAACTTACTTTAATCTCTTTGACATTAGCAGTTATACTAGGGTCTATAACTAAAGTTATCTCTTTATCTCTAGTAATAGCGTTATCTACATAGCATTTCACTGTAGAAGTAAACTCTTTAGCATTAGAAGGTTTTATATAGCTATCTGTAATTATAGCAGCAGTATTTATATCAGCATCATATTTATATGTATATAAGTCATTGTTAAATACAAAAGTACTAGTATCATAATCATAGCTAGGAAATATCTGCTTTAGCATATATTCAGGAAAGAGTTTATATTCAGTTCCTTGCTCATAACTTATTAGGCTTTTAAAATCAGGTATAGTAGCTAGTAATTTATCTAGTTGTAATTCTGTCTTTTTAGTAACTAGAGTCTTATTCCAGCCTTGAAGTTTTTTTCTAACAAAAGGCATTTCGTGATATGTATTATAAGTAGTAATTAAATCTTTAATAGCATCATAATTGGACATTTTAGCTGATTTGTCATATATCAGTTTTCTATTGGCTTGTATAGTACCAGCATAGAACTTCTTACCTGATTTACCATAATCTCTCTTGGTATACCATTCAGTAGGTCCATACATTAATTGATGGATATATTCATCATAGGTCTTTTTCTTTTTAAAGAATCCCATTATATCTCCTTATTAAGGGAGATATAATGAATTAGCAGCATTTATCTTTTCATCTGCTAGTAATTTAGGAGTTACTTGGACTATTCTATCTTTATAAGTCTTATAGATATTAGATAGCTCTGCATTATTTAATGGAGTAGGTAATGCTCCATCATCTAGCATACCACTAGAATAAATCATAGAGAAAGCTTGAAATTGGAATTCTATAAGCTTAATATACATATTATCATCAAAACCTAGTAGTTGTCTATCTAGTAATCTAGCTTGAGCTTCAGTTTGTGCTATTTGAGCTTGAGTTAGACAGCATTTGATTTTAAGTTCGGCTATCTTGATTAACAAATCTACCTTTAATTGCAAGTATTGCATCTTGATATTAGCTAGTTGAACCCACCATTGAGTTTTCAATGAAGCTTCTACTTGAGCTTTAGTAGTTATAAATGTAACAGCTTGTTGTAGTGTAACAGCTAAGGATTGTGAATATACATCAGCATAGTCTTTATTGACTATTCTACCGCTATCATATTGAGCTCTAAGATTCTCAGACATTACTTCACAGAGTTTGTCTAATATCTTAGAGCCTTTCCATTCTAGTAAGCCTCTACCATAATGATTAACTTCTTGTAAGGAACCATCAGTTAAATCACCTACATCTAGGTCAATCTTTAAATCATCTTTTTGAGGTAATTCTAGCTCTAATGACAGATTGTCTAAATCAGTAGTTAGAGCCTTACAATCTAGACAACCAGTAGCCATAGATTACTCCTCTACATAAGGTTCTACTACTACAGTATATTTAGGTCTCATAGTAGTTTTACTAAGACCTGGATTTACATCACTTTCAGTAGTAAAAGGAAATGTAATCTCTTTTAGATTATCAATAACACATTGCTCTACCCCGTTTACTGGAATACCAAATGGAAGTACATAAGACTTAGTAAAGAAAGCATTAGCAACTGATACATATACACTAGTTAGATTAGCACTTTCTTTAGGGTCATTATTAGTTACAGTTACTTTGTATTTCTTTAGTGCTGCTTCTTTTAATCTATTAATAGTATCACTAGGTAGATTAGTCTCTACAGTATTAGGAACTGATTGAATTACTAAAGGACTAGTAGTATTCTCATCTGTAGTTTTTTTCATTGGATTAGCCATAAGTTAAGCCTTTCTATAAAGATATAGGGGAGAATTAACTCCCCAAAGTAGATTAATCGATTGCTGTAGCAAGCAAATAACCTTTAAGTAATGCTTCCTCTCGAATAATAAGAGTTGCATAAAAGAAGTTATAAGAAGTAAATCCTTGAGTACCATAAGGGTTATTAGCTCTATTAACATCCTCTTTAGGGGATTTAACAATAAAGTTAATACCATCTTTACCTTCTAGACCTACAGTAGCAAAGCTATCTTTAGTAGGGAATAGAACTGGGAATACATCAAAATGGTCTTTACCACCTTTATGAGATTTAGATAGATGACCTGCATAAGATGCTGGAACTTCTGCTCCTTGTCCTCTATATACTACAGCTTGCTCAGCTTCAATGAATCTAACTTCTCCCATAGCACCTACTTCACCTTCAATAGCACCTTTAGTAGATGGATACTCTACTACAGGAACAAAGGCAAACTTAGATACTTTAGCATCAGTAGATGTTTTAGATAAGCAATCTAAGTCATAGTGAACTGCTGCTGGAATTACGCAGTAATAACTAGCATCAATAGGTACTGTACCAATACCTGTAGTAGCATTGATAGCAGAAGTAGATTTTTTAGCCCTATTAGCTTTTAGCTTAACTACACATCGTTTAAAGAAGTCATAGCTAGCTCGATAGTTATTATCTAGACTACCATCAGCTACTAGACCTGTTCCCATAGTAGCAATACTAGATGCTAGAGATGGGTACATTACATTAGTAGTAGCTAGCAGGTCTAGCTGTAGTAAGTCCTCATAAAGACTAGCTGCTCTATCTCCCATTTGCTGTCGTAGTCTGATTGAACTCATATTATCTGAGAATAGGTCTAGTTCATCAGTATATTCAATCATCTCACCATAACGTTTCATAGTAGTCTCTAGTACTTTAACACTAGTATCTACTAGATTCTGTCGTCCAGCTCCTTCAGGTAGTGCTGCTCCTGTAGTAGCTGTCTGAACATCAGCTATATCTCTACCTTGCATAAAGCCTTTAGCTAGGAACTCTGGAGTACCTAGAGCTCTATCATACATATTCTGATATTTAGTAATTTTATAAATCTTACCATTTCGCTGAGGTAGAGTGAACTTCCTATCAGCAAATTGTCTATAAATCATATGAGCTTTAGCTGCTTCAATACCTGCTCTATTAGCAGCAGCTAGAATCATCTGATTACCGTGAGTTGAAGGGTTACCGTCTTGATATTTGTATGGATTAGCCATAATTAAATCCTTTTATTATTTAATACTTTCAAGATACTTCTGGAACTCCTCAGTAGACATTGAAAATATAGCATCCTCTGCATCTTTACCTACTAGGTCTTTAGCAGGGGGTGTAGCTACTGGATTAGAAGCTACTACTTTATTTCTATTCTCTATTCTTTGTCGTTCTCTAGCAATATCTTGGTCTTTAGTACTAGCTGCTTTTTGAATATTGTTCATAGCTAATTCTCTAGCTGCATTAATGTAATACTCTAAAACAGGCTTAGAGAAGTTATCTCTAACTGCTAGTGTATTAGCATAAGTCATAGTTTTAGCATATTCTCCAGATTTAATGTCATTCTGCAAACCTTCAATAGCAGCAGGATTATTTTGCAGAAAATCTTTAGAGACATCATCTAAGCTACTAACTACAGAAATAGTCTGTTTATAATACTCAGGCTCTTGTGAGAGTCTAGCAACAACTTCATCTAATTCCTGCTTAGCATAATTAGGTCTATACTCTTGTGGAGCATAAGGTTTTGATTCCTTACCATCATCATCTGTAACAGCCATAGAATCATCTAAATCCATAGGGTCTATATTATTAGCTTTAATAATGCTCTTAATAGCTTCTTTATTGCCTTTAGCAACGTCTATTAAGACATTAATAGATTCAGGTTTAATTCCTTGCTGTTTCAGTGCATCTAAGACAGGTAGATACTCTTTAAACTGCTGAGTCTTTTTAGTATAGTCTATGCCTTTACTTGCTAGATTTTTGATTTCATCTAGTGTAAGTGTATAGTCTTGCTTATTAGCCCTAATGGTATAAGTCTCAGGAGTTTCCTCTTGTTTATTATCGTTACTTGTAGATTCGTCATTAGAAGCATTATCTGTAGTAGTTTCTACAGGTGTTTCCTCTTTTGGTTGTTCTACAGGTTCTGGATTTTCATCAGTTTTAACTTCCTCAATAGGAGTTTCAGTAACTTTCTCTATGGGTTGTTCTTTAGGCTCATCAGCTACTTCAGTGATATTTAGTTTGTCTAAATCATCTTGTAGAAACTTATTGAACTCCTCCTCAGACATATTATATACATCTTCGTCGGTTAGTTCCTTCTTAATATCCTCTGACATAATTAATCCTTAGTTTCGTCGTCAATTTCACCAGCTAGATTTTTAATAGCGATGAAATAGTCTCTTAGTTTATTAGCTGCTATTAGATACTCCATAATAGTACCTTTATCAGCTCCTGGAATAGATAATTGCATAGCCATAGAGACTACTTTCTCTTGCATAAAACCATCTAGAATAACTAACTGAAAGTCCTTGTTATTCTCTAGTCTTGATAATGCCTTAGCTAGCTTTACGTTATAAGAGTTATCTCCTGTAACTAAATCAGCATTTTCTAACTCATCTAAGAGTTCATCATTCATATATCTCTCCTTGTATAAAGTTATTTAAGTATAACATAAGTTTTAAGCTTATAAATACTTCCTATTAGAGTTTTCTAATAGTTTTAAAGTTTCTTTATCAATATCAAACTTTTGCTGTCTAGCTTGCTTATCTGCTTCATTTTTAGCTTTAGTTTGATAGTAATCGTGTAGATAATCTAAGTCTTGCTTATCTGTCTTAGAAGCTATATTAGCTGCTTTAGCTTTCTCACTCTCTGTTCTAGCTTGCTTATATTCATTATCTACTTGATTCTTATCTACTTTAGACATAGTTAGAGCATTTTCTGCTTGCATACCCTCTAGTTGTAGTTGAGCCATTTGCTGTTCCTCAGGAGTTGGTTGAGGAAGTTGAGGAGTATAATCTGCTATGGCTTTAGCTAAATCTGGCATTCTATATAATTGAGCCATCTGAATTAATAGAGGCTTAGTAATCTCAAATGGTAATGATTGAGCTGTAGTCTGTAACATCATAGTAAGACTATTAGCTTTAGACTGATTGTCATCAGCTGTAGAGATAGATAATACTATATCTATATTAGCTCCTAAATCATCTCTTTTAAGCCATAAGAACTCATCATTAGTTATTCTAATCTGAGTTTCCTCATCTAGAAACTCTGCATCATATGCTAGCCATTTACGTAGTATAGGTTTTACTAAGTTCTCAGAGATATTTCTAACTATATTTAATCTACGAGTACTAGCACTAGTAAGTACTCCTTGTATACCTGTAGCTGTACCTCCTAGAGTATTGCTATTTAATCCTTGATTAAAAGACTTAACTCCAGTGATACTCTCAGCTTCATTAGATAGTAATTGAAGCATATTAAAGATACTTCCAGGTAACTCATTAAAATGACCTTCATAAAAATCTACAGCTGGATTACCATTAGCTGCAAAGGTAAAGTTCTTACCTGCTAGGAACTTGATTCTATTAGCTTGATCTAGTACTCCTTGTCTAATACCTTTCTGAGCATTATTACTTAATGCCATATTATCTACAAATCCTCTATAAATAGCAGTTTTGACTTTTTGTATGTCATCTAATAATTCAGCATTAGATTCACCATACATTTGAAAAGGGATAGGAGTAAATGGAGTAACTACAAATGGAAGCTTCTTATCAGGATATGGATTTTCCTCAAATCTAATGATAGTATCACCTACCCAAGTGCATACTATAGGCTCATTAATACCATCATTATTAATGTCATAGAATCCCCAATATTCATAGACTAATAGCTTACGTCTAGTTTTATCCTCAAAGTTGAATAGATATCTATCGGGTCTTTTATAATCATCATATACTCCATCTACATTAGAGCTATCTAGTTTGATTTTAATTTCCTCTAGATTTTTATAAATACCAGCTTTCTTTAGATGACTTAAATCTGTTTCATATCTATGAATTATAAATTGACAATTTTCAAAGTCATCCATACAAGTAGGGTCTATGAATATATCATCATTTCTACATACTGTAGCTGTAGGATGATTTTTAATAGGCTTTACTCTTTTAACTTGTCTAGGTTGTTTTATAGTAGGAGGTAATTGCTGTCCTTGTTGTTGTAATTCTATAGCAGTTTGTTGGTCTCCTTGCTCTAGAGCTTGTTGAATAATTAATTTTAATTGCTGTAATTGAGGATTAGGAACTTCATCATAGACTAAATCTACTACCTCTTTTTCCTCATATTCCCAGCCTAATCTAATTACACAAGTTCCTTCTACATCTAGAACTTTAAGAGCTTTAGCCATAAAGTTATATCTATTAAATTGCAAGCAAAATTGAGTGTTAAGCAATAAACCTATTCTAGGTGCTATTTCTGCATCCTCATAGCTATTAGGATTAGCTTGAATAATATCAGGAGTAGATACAAAGGGGTCTAATAGTTCAGCGTGTTGCCATTCAGATTGCTTTTTAATATCTCTAGATACTATCTTAGACCTAGAGCCATCTTTAGTCTCATTTCCATATGGCTTACCATTATATCTATCTCTCCATTCCTCCATTTTAGCTTCTATCTCTTTTTTAGCATTCTGAGCTGAGATAAAATCTGCTTTGAATATTCTAAGGGCTTTTTCCTCATTTGCTATCATCTGTCTATCCTATTTGATTAGTTATTACTAGTTTAATATCTTTAGCTTTTTGGAATATTTCTATTAAAGCATTTAGAGTCTCTCTAGAACTCCATACTCCATTATTATCATAAGTCTTACCTACTAGAATACATCCCTCTGTATTTTTGCCAGTATTGCCCGAGTGTATCAGTATACACCTAGTAGCAGGTACTTGAGAGTTAGATATTAGAGGCAATAGTCTATTAAATCTAGGGCTATTATGCCAAGTGATAGTATATTCTCCTTGTGGTATTCTCTTATCTTTACCACTTAGGATAGTATCAGGTCCTGCTGGTTCACAAGTATATCCACTAAGAAAAAGCTCCCCATCCTCTGTAATTGTAAACTTACCTATAGTTCTATCGTCTATCTCTTTAAATCTAGTTATACTCATTAGCATTAGTTATCCTTTATACAATTTATTAATATTAACTCACATTTCTTGTAGTAAGCCATTAAATCTCTAGCACTCTTTAAATTACCTTTAATATATCTAGGTTTACTAGGCATAGCTTCAGTGCATTTAACTGGTACATTTACTGTTTTATATTCAGTTCTTACTATAGGCTCTTTAGAACATCCTATAAGTAATATAGCATTACATATTATCAAAGAGGTTTTCATAGTATTCTACTTTCTTAGAATCAGTATTTTCTTTAGGAACTTCTACTTTCTCTAGTACTTTAATATGTTTCTTTAGTTCTTTTTCATCTAAGGGCTTAATAGCTAAAGCTTTAATTTGAGTATTTTGTAACTCTATCTTAGCTTCAGCTGTTTGCTTATCTGCTTTGCATAGATTCATCTCTATTATCTTATTAGCTAGTTCATATTTAGTTTGGTCTAGCTTAGATGATAGGTAATAAGCATATGTACTTAGACCTACTATTATAGTAACACTGACTATTTGTAATACCTTAGCAATTTCCATTAGCTATGCCTCTCCTTTATATCTAAGATATATCCTTCTAACTTATCTAATGCTTGCTTGATAGTCTCTAGATAATGCTCTATAAACTTCATATTAGATGAATTAAGCTCTTTATTCATCTCATTAGCATTACTAGTAGCTGTAGCTAATGCACTTAGCTGTGTAGCAATATTAGTAAGCTTAGTATCATTACGTAATTTAAATACTAGCATAAATCCTAAAGCTATAACTAGAATGAATAATACTCCAGTAATACCTAAAGTCTCAAAAGTTTTAGCATTAGAGACTATAGATGTCAAGAGACTACTAGGGTCTGCATTAGGTATAGCTACAGTAGTCTCATCCATTTAATTACCTTTACACTGCTTATTTTGATTCTTAACTAACTCTATTAGATTAAGAAGTTTTTTAGTATTAATACTATAGCTCTTTAATAACTCTCCATAACTATCTAGTATTGCTTTATTACTATCAAACGATGGCTTAGAAATCTTTGTAGGATAAAACTCTTTGAGACTAATAGGAGTACAAGTTACCACTATTGGCTTACTTACTGTTGATTGTTTGTTCCCACAGCCTATCAAGCTCACGAGTAAGATTAATATCGTTAGATACTTCATAATTATCCTCTTTCTTTACTTTAACTTTAATTACTTGCTTAGCCTTAGAGCTATCTAATTTAGCAGCTACTTTAGCATTATGATTAGCTATATTAGATACTCTAAGAATCTCAACTTTTAAATCCTCTACAGTAGTATTGTAATCTTGGATTACTTGCTTATATTGCATATTTTCAGCTTCTAATAGCTTTATTTTAGTTCCTAGATTATAAAAACTAACTCCAAAGGATACTATTGCTAATACTAAGCAGATTATAATTACTTTACTACTTATAAACTTCATTTCTACCACCTAATTTTAGAATATAGTCTAACACTTTTATAGAATAACCAAGCTTTCCATTTAGGCACATTGAGTTCTAACAGATTCTCATAGAACTTCTTATCTGCATATTTAAATGTAATGCCTAGAGGATTAGCATAAGTACCCATAGCTAAGTCATACATATAATCGTGTATTAGAGCTGCACTAAGATACTCTGGACTATTAGGAGGGAATAAACTCCAGAATACTCTAGGTATATTAGCCCCATTAGTCTGATAACCTTTAGGAATAGTAATATCCTCAAAGGTATAATCCTCAGCTACTTCAAATTGTCTTTTATTATAGGGTTTTAGAATAGGTCTATGTATCATTCTAAGTCCTTTTGATAAGCTGATAGTATTTCATCATTACCTAGAATATTACATATATCTAATTCACCACCTCCATCATAATCACTATGAGCAATTATTTCCAGAGATTCTAGACTTCTAATATGTTCATCTACTATGAGTAAGCTATGACCATCTTTATCTACTTTCATTGCTAATCCTAGCATAGAATGCTGTGTATGCTCTATATTAGTATCAAAGTCTTTCTTTTCCCACTTAGTAGTATAAGGAATCATAGAAGCATAGATTTTACTATCAATTACTAAGGCATATCCGTGAATCTCATTAGTATTAGTTAAATTAGCTTTATTACCTGTTAGCATAGAGTTTTCATCATACCATCCTATAGTAGCTTTTAACTCTAATACAAAAGAGTATTCAGTCTGGCTAGGAAGTTTAATAAACTTACTCATATCTAAAGGTATTTTCATATATTGAATAGTTCTATTAGATAATGTATTCTGATTAAGAGCTGGATCAGGATATTCAACTAAAGGATTAGTCTGTTGAGTCCATCCTGCTATTGTAATACCTTTTAATGCTTGATTCTTATCATAAGTATCTTTGAATAATACAGCAGTTGCTGAAGTTCCTGCTTTAATATGAGCTTCATTCTTTAAAAACTCTCCTCCAGTTTGATGATAATAAATACCTCCTAATTCTGCTTTAGGGATATAGTTTTTATAAGTATCAAGATTCATAGGATTATTAGGAATAGAGACTTTACCTATATAATAAGGACTAGCATAGGATACTTGTAATTCTTTAGAAGCATCTTTAAACATTATAGGATTATCATCAGCATAGACTATAATCTCATTGTAATTAGTAATCTTAACTGTATATTTGATATTCTCTTTAGTAGTTGGTACGCTAGTACCACCTTCTCCAAGAATAACGCTAATATGAGGTATAAACACTTCATATTTACCATCATTTAATCGTAACCTAACTTCTAACATTCCAGTGTAACTATAAGGCATATATCTCATAATGACTTTATTAGTATTAGTCTGTATATGTTCCTTATGGTCAAAAGAACCATAAGGATATATATCAGTAATAAGTTTAGCTGGAGTATCTTGCTGTTTTGGTATATAAGTAGCCATAAGCATAGTATTCATCTAAGACTCCTTAATATACTCTACCTAATAGTATTTTATTATTTGGTAATACCATATAAGTAAAATACTCAGTATCTCTTAATTCAGTAGGTTTCTCAGTAGCCCAAACACATTCATCTGCAAAGTCAGAGATATTCTTAGCATTATGAACTATTATCATACCACTTTGACCATCATAAGCAGGTAGAGTATTAGTATCAAAAGACATAGTCTGACCTGGGTCATTCAATGTTATTTCTAAATTTGGTCTAATTCTATCTAAAGAAATATTACTAACAGAAGTAGGATTACTATCAAAATTATAATTAGGAAATCTAGCAGGTTCATTCATCCAAAACCAAGGAGACCAAATGTCAGTTCCATAACTATTACTCATATACCTCCAAAAGATTCTACCTGAGTTGGCTATTAAAATCTGAGTAGGCTTTCCAAAATAACATACAAGAAGTAGACTAGTCTCATATAAACGGCTTCTATCCATAATAAAGTTAGGGTATTTTTCTGGTGTTGTTACATCGCCTTCAGAAATATAATAAAACCCTACGTCAATAACTGTATCAATATCCTTATTATTAATAGAACTTTGACCAGTCATATAATCTCTAATGAACTTAGTCTTATCTAATCCACCTAGTTTTTCACTATCCTTAGCTATTATGTTATTTAATTTATCTTGAACTAATGTCGTAGTCTTTTCAGTAATTAAAGTTTCAATTTCAGGTTTAATAGAATTGAAATCTAATGAAGTCTTAGCCCAAGCTGTCCAATTATCTGCTGTTTTACTTCTGACATATATTTCATTAGTTTCATTAGCAAAGTAAACTTGCTGAGGATTTGTAGAGTTTCCTACAAATAGAATGCCTATTAGACTATCCTTAGGATAATTTTTAGCTGCTAAAGCTTTAGTTTTATCTTTCTGTGAAAAGAATCCTGGATAATCTATAGCATTTAAGTCTTGGTCAGTTAAAGAATTACCCATATAGTTTCTAATAAATCCACTAGATGGAATACCTCCTAGATTATCAGAGTTCTTTACTTTAGCATCTCCGAGTAATTTTAATAGCTCCTCTTTAGATAGTATTCCATTAGCTTTAGTCTCTAATGCTTGAGTTTTAGTCTCTAAGGTATTAGTCTTACTTTCTAGAGTAGTAACTTTATTATTTGTCTCAGTAAGTTTTTGATTAAATTCTCTTTCTAGCTTTTGAATCTCTGTTATATTCTTAATAGTCTCTTTGATAGTCTCTTTATTATTAAGTATCTCTTGTAGTAACTTAGTAATCTCTGTAGAGTTATCTTTCTTTAGACTCTCAATAATTTTACTAGTCTCAATAGTACTATTATTGATTAGCTCTTTTACTTTATCCTCTGTAATACTTCCTTGTAACCCTTTAGCTTTTAAATCAGCTAATTCTTTCTTTAAGGCTTCTATAGCTGTATTTAGAGGAGTTAAATCTGCACTAGTACCACCACCTGTTCCACTAAGTGTATATAGTGTCATATAGTCTTTATAATGTTCTATATCAGCATTCTTAGTAGGTAATTGAACTATACCTATGAACTTAAACTTCTTATTGTAATAGATACCTCTAAAATCTACTTTAGTATCTATATTTCTAACTAGTAGTTTCTCTACTATCTTTTTACCATCGGTATCCCAGATAGATTCTACTAAGTCTTTAAATTGCTTAGGGTCAGTAGGAATAGTACCATTATATTCAACTTTAGGTGTATATGTAATATAGAAAATATGCTTTTTCATCTTAGATATCCTCTCCATTTCCTAGATTAGTGATATTGTTAGTTGTAGTGTTATTATTAGTGCTTGTTACAGTAGCTTTAACATCAGCTGTAACGTTCTTGGTCTCTGTAACATTCTTAGTTTCTGTAGCTGTAGTAGTCTCAGTAGAAGTAATGTTATTAACAATCTGATGACCTGTGTATTTTTCTTTAATACTAAGAATCTCTTGCTTTAATAATAATAACTCATTATTAAGCTTAGTATCTAGCTTAGCAATGTCATCTTTATTCTTGTTTACACTAGGTAGTATCTGAGTAGAGATATTGTCTAATGCTTGTTTGGTCTCCAGTTTAAAATCACTAATCTCTTTTTGAATCTTAGTAAGTTCTAGTTCCCATTTAACAAAGCTATCAGCTATCTGCTTTAATACTTCTTTAGCTTTAGAATCTATGTCTGCTAAGGCTTGAGTAATTTTAGTAGTAAGTTTAGCTTCTAGTTCATTAGTAAGTCTAGGCAAGTCATTTAATTTCTCTAAAGCTTCTTTGATTACGACCATATTACTAGCTAGAGTAGATAAGTCATTCTTTAATGCTACTAGCTGTTTATATGTCTCTATATTACTATTAAATGTAGTGATATTAGACATACCTTGAGCTACTATCTCTATAGCTAGTAAATGGTCATATACTATAGATATTACATCTAGTTTGTCATATACTCCTAGCAATTTCTCTAGCTTAGCATAGATATCTTTAAAGACTTTCATATTCTCTGAGTCATTAACATAAGCATCTCTAAAACCATAGAGTGTTTTATACATCTCTTTGTCTGCATAGATAGCTTTTAGTAGGTCTAAGTTATTGTTAGTAGTTCTTAGTACATCTAGATTGTCTTTAATAGTCTCTATAGAGGCTTTCATAGCATTTACTTGCTTGATAGTGTCCATATTAGCATTTACAGCTTTTAAGGTATCTATCTCAGCTAGTATTTTATTGCATATCTCTATAGCACCAGATACTGTCTTAACATTCTCTATGTTGTTATTAACGTTTAGTATAGCTTCAATATTAGTAGCAAAGCTAGCTAACTCTGCTGGTATCTCATATTGAACTATAGTAGTCGTAACTTTATTCTTACCATCAGGAGATGTCTCAGTTTGGACACTCTTAATATTGCTTGTAGTAAAAGGTATAAGCATTAATAAAACCCTTTCTTAAATTGTAAAGTAGACTCCATCTCATTACTTAATGCCCAGTTAGAGTTCATTGCTTGCTGTAATTCCAGTGCATAGTTATTTAATATTGCTCCTTCCATAGATTTAAAGTCATCTATTGACCTTACTACTTTTAGAGCTACTAAGGCATATAGTAATTTATATAGTTCTGGAGGAAGTGGGAATGTAGAACTATTACCACCTTTAAATACTAGTTGTGGAGGCATAGTCTTATATTCAACGTATACTATAGTTCCTTCTTTGACATTAGGTAGATATAAAGTTAAAGGGTTAATTTGATATACATTCTGTTCATTCATAATGTATTCATCACCTTCACTATCCCATAGCTTCAATATCTCTAAGACATTAGAGGAATCTAGTGCTTGTATTGTTATATCTTGAGGAGTTCCACCAGGTACTATTGGAGTATCTCCTCCTCCTTTATTAATAGCCATAATTATCACCTCTTAAAATCATAGTCATTGACTAGTTTTTTCATTACTTGATTAGATTCCTCATCTCTAGCTTGTATAGCCTTACCATATTCGTTTTCTCTAGCTTGTTTGATAGTACCTAGTATTACATTAGGGTCTTTAGCTAGTCTCATATGTGTATTTCCATCTTTGTCTGTATAAGTAATATTAGGGTCATCATTACCCTCTAATGTAAATACTCTAGCTTCTTTGGGTACTGCTATGATAGCTTGCTCTTTGTTGATTAATAGCATACTATATATCTCTAGTAAGGCTTGATTGATATAAACTACTAAGGCTTCATCACTCATAGGTTTGCCTTTATAGTTACTAATATTCATATAAAGATAATCTTGCATACCTTTCATTACTTCTTTGATGCTTGTTCCATTATCCATAGTACTGCCTTAGAAAATAGTATTTTGAATGTCTCCCAGACCTTCCTCATCCTCATAGAAAAGCTTTTCATCTTTATCTAATCCTTCATAAGAGTTATCACTAGGGGCAAAGACATTCATAGCTTGTAGCATTGAGATAGTATCTAGTACATCATCGTGTCTACTCTTAAAGCCTGTCTTTGTAGCCTTAGATATTTCATCTTGGAACTCTAAACCCCAAGCACTAGCTTTTAGTTTATTACCAATCCATATGTTACCCTGAGTAAACTCAGGACTAAAAGTAACAAATCTTGAAAACTTATCAGCAATAGGTCTAATACCTGCACTACCTTTATTATTGCTAGAAGCTAGGGGGAAGTACACTTTCTTTCTAACCATCTCTTGTTGTATCCAAGATATAAACCCTCCTTGTTGTCCTGTAACTTCTATACCTACCCCTAACATAGGCTTATATTTACTACATAGTCTAAATAACTCCTCTATGAACTCAGATACTTCTACTCTAGCACAGAAACCATCTATAGCCATATATTGCTTAGCACTATTGATAGCCCATACTGTAATAACACTATAATCACTATTCTGTCTTACAGTAGTAGCTAAGTCTGTAGTTATATAGAAATTATAATAACTTCTACTTTTAAGCATAGTAGCCTCATCGAAGTATTTAATACATTCATCTCTTATTAATCTATCCTCTAAGCTAGTAACTCTTAGCATTAACTCTTGATTGAAGTTCTCTGGCTTTTGTAATGCCATAGCTTCATCATATTCCCTCTTGACATATTCATATGGAAATCTATCCTCCCAACTACCTCTAAAGTCTTTTTTACTAACTGGAAACTGCTCACATATAGGAGCTAGAGTTACATCCCAACTACCACTCTCTACAGCTCTATATAAAGGGTCTTTAGCATTAAAAGGAGTTCCAGTCCATATAATCTTTTGTCTAGTAGGATGCAGTGCTTTACTTACGGCTTTATATACTACATCCTCTATACTAGATATCACAGTATCACTTCTAGCATCCTCATCTCTCATTAAGTCATCTAGTAAGGCTATAGAAGGTCTTTGTCCTAATTCTCTAGTACCACGTATACCTGTACTAACTCCAAAGCCTTTAACTACTGTTCTAATCCCCTTAACATTTTCAAACTCCATTCTTACATCAGTAAACTTTCTACCTCCAGTTCCTTCCTCATAAAAATCACTACTACTACTACTTCCTTCATCTGATACTAGGGTTAGTTTCTTATTAGGTATTAACTGCTGTAAGAACTTACTATTTTCGTATTTAAATTGAATGTTCTTTCTAAGTGTCTTTACTCCATTTTCAATACTATCACTTACATACATTATAAATGGAGCTTTACCAAATCCTGGAAAGTATCCAAATCCTGCATTGAATAATATTAAATACTCCATTAAGCTACTCTTAGCAAATCCTCTGTGAGCTACTATAATATCTCTAGCTGAAGTATTACAGACCATATCTAGTACTTTTAGATGCATCAATGGAGTTTTATTATCCTCACTTCCCCCATTTACTTCTTTAATGAAATTAACTACCATCAATGCTTCATTACTAGGCATATAGCCAGTAAAGTCATAATTGACTGCATTAAGCAGTTCATCCATACTCTTAGGCATTACTTTCACTCTCCTCTATGTCTATCACTTCTTTCTCCTCTCCTTTAATGCTAGCATTGACTATATCGTGCATATTGCCTCCATTTTGTATTAGAGCCTTTTGCTTTTGTATCATATTCGTAATAGCTTCCTGATATGTATCTATGATAGTCTCACTATCTTTCTTTACATTAACATTTACCTCTATGCCTTCAGGAGCTTTTAGATGTAATAATAACTTATCAGCTGCATTAATTCTATCTCTGCTAAGCTTAGCATTATTCATCTCCTCTACTAGCTTTTCTACAGCTGCATATCTATAACCTTGAAACATAATATATAGAGGTATTTCACTTTGGGCTAGTATCTTTTTAACTAGCGGATGTTTTCTATATCTAGATGCAGCATTAACAAGACTAAGATACTCTCTGCTGTCTCTAGGTGCATTACGTTTCTTATCTACAAACTCTTTATATCTAAAGGCTTCTATATACGCTTCTATGGCATTACCTTTATATACTTCTAGATAACTACAGAATCTAACAGCATTAATATAATCCTCTAGTTCTATATCACTATCCTCATCTAGAATACTTCTAAACTCCAATATAGTATCAATGAATCTATAGCCATCAAAAGCTTCCTCACTAGCACTCTTTTTAATCAACTCTACAGCTTCATCAGTAATAGTACATTTATGCTTTTTCCTTCTATTATTATTAAACCAACCATATACTTTACTAGCTGTAATAGCTGCTAGATTTACTTTACTATTATTTGGATTGTCTATTGAATTAGTGTCAGTAGTAGGTATTATCTCTCTACTACTAGGTGCATTATTTTGCTTGATATACTTTTTACCTTGTATATTAGCCATTAGTATTTATCTCCTTATATAGTATTTCCTTTATTATACTCTACTAAGGAGATAAATACTAGGTTTATATCATACAGGACTATTCATACTTCTACCAGCAGCTTCCTCTGGAGTAATATGTCCTATTCTACTTCTAGGGGGTAAATCAGTAGGCTGTATTTCATAATCTCCATACAGTTCTTTCCATCTATTTTGCATAGCTCCTACCATATCATCACTCATATATCTAGGAATAATAAAGAATGGATTATACATATACTTACCTCTACCTCCTTCTAATACACCATTAGCTTTTAGTGTAGCTAAGACTCTTTTAGTAACCCAAGGTTTTACCTGATAATACTTAGCCAACTCATCTATATTGAAAGTAACTTCATAGTTATTACTCATAGATACTCTACCAATAATATCTATACCTATGTAAGCTTCCCTGATAGTATTAAACTTAGTGAGTAAACTCAATATATTATCCAAATACACCAATCTAAACCCGTTAAGCTTCCTCTTACCTACTATCTTTACAAACTCATCTTGCTTAATAACTTCACCTGTATTAGGGTCTACATAAGTCCTCAATACGTGGTTCTCATACTTACTTCTAGCCATAGTCTATCCTTTCGTTATTGAATATCGACGTAAGTATACACTTTTGTTGGTTAAGCCTAACTTAAAGGTATTTATAAGTAGTATTGGGTGATACCTAACAAAACCCTCTCAAAGTACCATTCTATGGGAGTTTGCTAAGGTTTTAACTAAGTTATTCCTGTAGTACGTAGTACAGAGAAATAAACTAAGAGATGATAAATCCAATAAACTTACAAGAACCTTAAAACGGTATTGGGTTTTATATAATTTAGTGTGAGGGTAGTACTAGCCAGACTGTGCAGTCAATTCATCAGTCTACCCCCCTGAGGGTAGCTGATAAAAGTAATTCTTTAATTCTGGTAAGGTGAAATTAATTCAAGGAGTTTGCTATGTTATTCAGTAGTTTAATCCTAGTTGGGCTAGCAATAGCTCTTTATTCAGATACTCAATTAAGGAGGATATGATGGAATATATTGTAGGTATTCTAGTTTTCTTATTTCTAGCCAAGAAAGGCTTGAGAAAACAAGGTCTAGAGCTTAATGTTAAAGATGCTGCAGCAGATGTAGCTGCTAACGTAAGTCTAGAATTAGCTGATATTCTAGACATAACACCAACCAAAATCAGTAAGAAGTAGAGGGTAAAACCTCTACTTTATAATTTTTTCTAATTGATTATTTATTATCAAATACTACATCTATAACTTGTTCATCCATAGATAGACTGGGAAGGTGAAAATCTTTTCTAAGGAGAATCTTATGTTAAAAGCAATAGTATATGAAAATGAGGGTCAGTTGGTGAGTGCTAATAAGGCACATTCATA